ATGGTTGCTTACACTAAGCAAGTCGCTGAAAAATTTGGCTGGTGCGGCGGAAAAGAATTAAAAGATAGAAAAATGTTAAGCCAACTTAAAGATTTATTGGCTGAATGGGATGATAGCCCATTTATTTCAACTTGTATAATGGTAAAGCAAATGGAGAAAGATGGCGTCACCTGTTGTTTTATTGACGCAAGAGAGCCAGAAGATATAAAAAGACTTCAAGAAAAATTTAATTGTCAAAGCGTTCTTATTATAAGAGGAGAAAAAAAGAATTATGGTAATCACGCAGATGATTTAGTTTTTTCTATTCCTTATGATATTCAAATTAATAATTCTGGAACTCTTGAAGATCTTCGTCGCGCCGCGGCCCTGTTTGTGAATAGTTATTTAATAGGAGGCAATGCTGAATGACTTTTATGGGAAGTAAACGCAGATATGCAAAATATATAGTGCCAATTATAGACAGATATATTAAAGAAAATGGTATTACTGAGTTCTATGATATTTTCTGCGGCGGCGCAAATTTAGCCGATAAAATTCATTGCGAAAATGTTTATTGTAATGATTTATCTCCAACTTTAATTGCTTTACATCAAGCAGTATAGAGCAAATCCATTGATATTCCAGAAAATGGAAGTCGAGAATGGTGGGACGAGGCCTATACTGAATATAAGCGTCTTAAAGCTAATTTCGATATTGATATGGCAGTTTGGGAAAAAGAATCAGCTCTTCCACTTTGGAAAATTGGAGCAATTGAGTGGTATTCTTCTTTTAGCAATGGAGGCTTTCCTCGTGGTTATGCTAAGACTTCAAAAGAAAGAAATCCTTATAATGAAGCCTATCGTAATCATAAGACTCAGGCAACTGATTCTAAATATAAGAAAATTCACTTTATGCAAGGTAATTATTTAAACTTAGAAATTCCTGAAAATGCATTGATTTATGCTGATTCTCCATATAAAGGAACTAAACCATATGCTATTAATCCTAAGTTCAATCATGAGGAATATTATAATTGGCTTAGAGAAAAATCTAAAACAAATCCAATATTTATAAGTGAACAAACTATGCCAGAAGATTTTCCAGTAATTTGGACTAAAGATGCGACAAGAACTTGTGGACTTGACAATAATCATAAGGCAAGTGAAACATTATATTTTATAGATAATAGAAAGGAGAAGTAATATGACTCTTTTTACTAATTCAGTTGTGATTTCTCATATTAATGAACTAATTAAAAAATATAAGGAAGAAAAACATTTGTCTAAAGCCGCAATGCAAGGAGTTTTTAATGATTTAAAGAATCTTAAGCCATTAATTGAGCAACTCTATGAGGATAAAATATTTTATCTTGATTATTGGAAGACTGAATGCCCTTGGCACGGTTGGGATTGGAGCAAAGATAATGGAACACTTCAAAATATGAAAGAAATTACAGAAGGAATTGCAGATCGCTTTGAGGAAATTTATGCTTTAATTTTAATCGGTCTTGGATATAATAGTGTAGAAGAAATGGTTGAAAAGGAGAAAAATAATGATACTTAATTACTTTACAGATGGCGCCGCTACAATGAAAAAAGATTCTAAAGGTAATTATATCCGAGAGGCCGGCGGCTGGGCATTTATTTGCTTAAATAGAGATATGAAAGAAATCTGTCGTTGCAATGGTGGAGAAGACAATACTACTAATAATCGTATGGAACTAATGGCGATTTTTTCAGCCCTTAATGATGCGGAATGCGCACAAAGAGGCTTGTTTTTAAATGATGAAGATACAGCAATAGCAATTAATATCTATTCTGATAGTGCTTATTGTATCAACATCTTCACTCAATGGATTAAAGGTTGGGAATCTCGCGGCTGGAAAAAGTCAGATAAAAAACCAATAGAAAATTTAGATTTAATCCTAGCAATTTGGCATAAAATTAAAGATATAGAATACGATTCTTTTAGCTCTGTAAATTTTATTAAAGTAAAAGGTCATGATAATGTCTATTGGAATGAGGAAGCCGACAAGTTTGCTGTCGCGGCGAAACGAGATATTTAGAATAAAAGTCAAGAATAAAGTCTTGACTTTTTCTTTTTATTATGATATAATATAATTATAAAATAGAAGGAGGAATATGAATGATTTCAATTCTAAAACGAGGTCGTAGAGACTATAAAGATTTAGTAAAATTTAGATGTAATAACTGCGGTTGTATCTGGATTGCTAATAGAACTGAGGATTGTGTGATTAACTATAATCATCACTCTACTCCAGCAATGTGTGATTGTCCAGAATGTGGAAAAAGTGCAGAACAGCTTCAGGGTGAGGAGGGTAAGATTAATGTCTATGATTATTGATAATATCATTATTTTCTAATTTTATATGTCGGTGCAAAATATTATACACCGATATATTAAATTTTACTTAAATAATGAGGTGAGTAAAATGAAAAAGTGGGAAAATATCCCTAAAGAGCAATTAGTTTCTGCAATAAAAAACTCTTCTTGCTTTAAGGAGGCTTTAGAAAAAATTGGATATAGTACATATTCAGCCAATAATAAGATTATTAGAGAAATTGCTAATAAATATTTAATTGATATATCTCATTATAATCATACTACATTAAAAGATTTAACTGGATAGCGTTTTAATCGACTAACAGTTATAAAAAGAGATCTAAGTAAACCTAGTGGACATTAGCATAAAGCGTTTTGGATATGTGAATGTGATTGTGGGAACATAGTATCTGTTGAAGGATATAATTTAACATCCAAAATGACACAATCTTGCGGTTGCCTTAGATTAGAACGTTTACGTGAAAAAATAAAATTAAATTTACAAGGGCAAAGATTTGGAAAACTTACTGTAATAAAAGAAGCTAATTCAATTATTGAGCCAAACGGAGCGATAAGAACAGCTTGGGAATGTCAATGTGATTGTGGTAATAAATGTATTGTTAAAACAATTAATTTACAAGCAGGAGATACCTCTTCTTGTGGCTGTATATATTCAAAAGGAGAAAACAAAATTCAAGCAGTTTTAGATGAAAATAAAATTGAATATAAAAAAGAATTTACTTTTCCAGATCTAAAAACAGAAAATAATTTTCCAATGAGGTTTGATTTTGCTATCTTTGAAGATGGTAATCTTAAATATTTAATTGAATTTTAGGGAAGATAGCATTATGAGGAAGGGGAGTTTTCGGATGCAAAACCTTTAAAAATTAGACAAGCACGAGACTTCAAAAAAATAGAATATTGTAAAAATCATAATATTCCGTTAATTACAATCCCTTATTGGGATTATCAAAAAATAAATCTATAGTATATGGAGGATTTATTAAATGAATATAATAATTGATAATATAGATTTTTGGGATGGATTTGAAGCTCAAAAATATTGGATGATACCCAAATCTCATTCCAACAAACAAAAAAATATTGAAATAAAGAATTGTATGTTAAGTGGTAATTATATAGGCAGTCAAAAACGAGATGGAATTTGGGCTATGATTATTAAAGATAATAATGGCTTTTTCCATTTAAGAAGTCGAACAAAAAATGTAGAAGGAACTTTTGCTGATAAAAGTGAATGGATTCCGCATATAATTACAGAATTAAATGATATTCCAAACGGTACCGTGTTAATAGGAGAACTTTATAAAAAAAGCGATGAAGGTAGTCGAAAAGCAACAGCAATTTTGAATTGCTTAAAAGAAAAAAGTTTAGAAAGGCAAAAAATAACTCCTTTAACCTTCTATTGCTTTGATGTCTTAGCGTATAAGGGGAAGGCCTTACTTGAAATTCCCTTAGAGAGAAGGATCAATCATTATCTCTCTTATGAACTTTTAGACGTTTTACAAGGAGAATTTATAGAAATTGCCAAATATTTTGAGGGAAAAGAACTTTGGAATAAATGCGGCGAACTTCTTAAAGAAGGATACGAAGGAATGGTTATTCAAAGAAAGAGCGCAAAATATTTGTGCGGCAAACGCAAAGCTTGGGAATCTATAAAAATTAAAAAAGAAATTGAACAAACAATTGATGTATTTCTTGATGGCTCATATAAAGAGCCAACAATGAATTATAATGGAAAAGAAATTGAAACCTGGCCTTATTGGGTTAATGAGAAAACTGGAGAGCGTAGCGATAAAAATAAGTATCCTGAATATATTCACGGAGAGGCTTGGACTCCAGTAACAAAGCCTTATTATTTTGGTTGGGCATCGGCAGTATCTATTTCTGTAATGAGAGAAGGTAAACCCTTTCATTTAGGTTGGATTAGTGGAATCACGGATGAAATGAAGAGAGATATTATTTCAAATCCAGAAAAGTATAAAAATAAAGTATATGAAATTACTTGCATGGAAGTTGAAAAAATTGACGGTAAGTATTCTCTTCGTCATGGAAAAATTGTGGCGCCGCGCCCTGATAAAAGCGCAGAAGATTGCGATTTTTCTCAAATTGCTTAAGGAGGTAAATAAAATGTCAGAAACAACTTTTTTAAATATAGGTGCTGATAATCATACTAATGAAGAACGATAGAGTGAAGATTTTTATGCAAGCGATCCAAGAATTATAAGTCATTTATTCAATAAAATGCCAGAATTGAATCTCTTGTCAAATATAGTTGAACCTTGTGCGGGAGATGGAACTCTCGCTGATTAGATTGAGATAATTACTGGGAAACCAGTAGATAAATTTGATTTAATTCAAAGGCGAGGAGATATTAAGCCTATTGATTATTTTAAATTAGATATTTAGAATAATTATGATCTTATTATTACTAATCCGCCTTATAAAAGAGGTTCTAAAACAAATCCAGGACTTGCAGATATGATTGTTAAAATGCTTAAAGATGTAAAACCTGGAGGATATGTTGCCCTCTTTTTAAAAACCATTCACCTCGAATCTCAGGAGCGTTATAATAAAATTTTCTCTACAATGCCGCCAGAGAAAATTTTTGTTTATGCGCCAAGAGTATCTTGTTATAAAAATAATAATCAATATGCTACTTAGGGAGCCATAAGTTATTCTTGGTTTATCTGGCATAAGCAGATTGATGGAACTTTTATAAATAAACCCGTAGAATTAAGTTGGATTGACAAACTTTAATTCTTTAGATAAAAAACATTTAAATATCACTTATTTTAGAGAGGAATATAATTATATTCTTCTCTAATTTTTTATCGAGGTGAGTAATATGAAGGAAAAGTTTTTAACTCCTATTGATATTCCAGAGCCGCCCCGTCATACTTAGATTCATCCACGATGTTTTACTTGTAAAAAGTTTCCAGTTTGTAATATAAGAGAAGACTATTTAAAAACAGCCTTATTGATACAAAGAATTTTGGGTGATCCACAAGAAGATCGAGAGCTTAACTATTATAATAGTGAGTGGGGACGAATTCCTGGATATAAAGGTTATAATTTTGTCAATCCAGAAAATTATTTTCCAGAGTCAATTACTACAACAGAAGAAGACACTGGAACCTTTAAAGAAGCTAAATATAGAAGTAAAAATCTTGTTTAGTTTATTTATACTATAAAAGGTTATTTTGTTCTCTTTGATGCTGTTTGGGATGAAGAGGATAAGATTTTCGATTTTAGTAGTGGAAGAGAAATATATTATGGATTAAAATTTAACCTATCTGATAATTCAATGGTAGAATTAGCAGTTGGATTAGAAGGTTGGAGAACAGAAATGGAAGAAGCAGAGAAAGAGTCAGAAGACTTAGATGTTATTAATACAACCTATTTTTCTGCAAAATTAGAATGTGATTTTTATGAATGGGAAAAAGGTTTAACTGAAGCTGAAGGAATTAAACGTATTATTGCGGCTTTCCCCAATGGAGTTCCTTGTAAAGATGGCACATATTATCATTTAGCCACATTCCATATCGAACCACATAAAGTGCCTTGCTATCATCCTGAAAATGGTAAAGTTGCTTTTGCTCCAATGCCGCTGCCCGCATTTATCCCAAGACCAGTTCAGAAGATTTCCCCACCAAAGAGAAGAGGGGATATGGAATGCCAAGGATAATTGATTTAACTAATTAGATTTTTGATCAATTAACTGTATTAGAATTAGACGAAGAAAAAAGTAAACAAAAACACCGCAAATGGTGGATATGTAAATGCTCTTGCAATAAAATTATCAGTGTTGCAAGCGATAAACTTCGCTCAGGTCATACTACTTCTTGCGGTTGTAAAAAATATAAACAAGCGGAAGATTTAAGAGGAAAAATTTTTGGAGATTTAAAAGTAGTAGAAAGAGATTATAATTCTCACAAAGATGGAGCGGTATGGAAATGTAAATGTTTATTGTGTAATAATCCAGAATTAATTTCTATTAAAGCAGTTAATCTAAAATTAGGAAAAACTACTTCTTGTGGCTGTTCCATAAAATCAAAAGGAGAAAGACAAATAATTAAAATATTGAATCAATTGGATGTTGAATATGAAACTTAGTATTCCTTCTCTGATTTAACTGGGAATTTCTTACCTTTGAGATTTGATTTTGCAATTTTTAAAAACAAAAAATTAATATGCTTAATTGAATATTAGGGACAATAGCATTTTGAATCAGTTGATTATTTTGGGGGTCAAGAAAAATTTAATAAATAGTAGACATATGATAGTCAAAAAAGAGAATATTGTAAAAGGAATAGTATTCGATTAATTGAGATACCGTACTATGATTATAATAATCTTTCTTTAGAATATATATAGAAGATGATTGATTATGATAGTTAAGACGTCTAAAGGAGAAGAAAAGATTATTAATCTGTTGCGCCGCGGCGGCATCAAATTTTAGAGAGAAGTATCTTTTGAAGACTTACACGGGAAAAATAAATCTTTCTTAAGATTTGACTTCGCAATTTTTCGCAACAATAAATTAATATGTTTATTAGAATTCGATGGAAAATAGCATTTTGAATATACTCCATATTTTCATAAAACTCAATCCGCTTTTCTTAAATAGAAAGAAAGAGATAGATAGAAAAATAAGTATTGTTTAATGCATCAAATTCCTCTTATTAGAATTCCCTATTGGACTTTAGATAAATTAACTTTATAGGAGATTTTTTATAATCCAGAATATTTAGTAAAAAGCAAATATCATAATGATAATTTAATTAAATACGGGGTGAAAAAATGAGTTTTGTGGGTTTCATTGGAATACTAAAAACAATCGGTGGACTTGCTGGAGCAATTATGACTATTATTGCTTTCTTAGGACTTATTTCCAAAAAGCCTAGAGAATGGTTTAGAAAAGCTATTCGAGAAGAAAGCAAGGCAGCAAATAAAACATTAGAAGATAATATTGATCAATTACTCAAAGATAATGAGGCCAGTAAAAAGAGAGATATTGTTTCCTTAAGACATTCAATTACAACTATTTACGAAGAGTATTCGGGGAGAAAGTGTTTTCCTACTCATGTAAAAGAAGATATGTTTAGTCTTTATGGAGAATATGAAAAATTAGGCGGCAACTCGTATGTGCATTCTATTGTTGAAGAAATGAAGCAATGGGATACTGAATAATTAAATTTTGGACTCGCGGCACAGCGAGTCCATTTTTATTAAATTGAATAATTAGCTCAAATTTATAAAATCAATTCATTTGAGGAAAATCATCTAATTTCTACTTTTAAATGAGTTAACTATAAAATGTTGACTTTCTTATATAATTATGGTATAATTATAATATAAAATATAGAAGGAGGAATAATTAAATGATAAAATTATATACAACCGGCTGTCCTCGTTGTAAAGTATTAAAAAAGAAACTTGATGAAAATAATCTTAATTATGAAACAATTACGGATGAAGCAATGATAATTGCTGCTTGTAAAGAAAATGCGACAGATACTGTTCCATTATTGGAAGTAGATGGAAAATTTTATGATTTTTCAGCGGCAATAAAATGGGTAGGTGAAAAAAATGCCTAATATAGGTAGAAAAAATAAGAATTTTACGACACAATGGAATAGGCTCCAAAATGAATACGGTACAGATATGGCATATCTTAATGGTTTTGGAGAAGATCAGCTTTCCGATGCAGAGTTTGTTGATAACTTTGTTGATGAACCAGTAGTTGGGGATATGTCAGTTGACCCTAGCAGTAATGTTTCTAAAAGAAAGGATATCGTTACTCTTCTAACTGAAATGCCGAAGCCACGTAGAAAAGTTTTGGCTTATTAGAAAATCTATTATGAAATGTAGAAGTTTTATGGTTTTAAAGCTGCAAACGATTGGCTCCGCCGTGAATGGACAGGAGAAATTTATATGCATGACGGTGATACATCTACTTTTAAATCCTATTGTTTTGCTTATACTTTAAAAGATGTAGCTGAGAGGGGGCTTTATTTCTTAGAGGAAACTTTTAATGCTAAGCCGCCCAAGCATTTGGAAGTATTTGTTGATTTTGTAAAAGAATATATCAATTTTGCAAGTAATCGTACTTCGGGTGCAGTAGGTCTTCCTGACCTTATTCCTTATATGTATTATTTCTGGAAAGAAGATCAAAAGAAAGCTTATCTTGGAATTACTGATTGGGATAAGTGGGCAAGATAGAATATTCAAAGATTTATCTTCGCGGTTAATTAGCCTTGTGTAAGAGACGGTTAGTAGTCTGCTTTTACAAATACTTCCGTTTTTGATAGAGAATATTTAATGGCTTTATTTGGCGGCGCTCAGTTTCCTAATGGTGAAGATATGATTGAACACATTGAAGGAATTATGAAATTCCAAAAAATGTATATGGAAGTAATGGCTGAGATTCGCTATGAGAATATGTTTACTTTCCCCGTTTCTACAATTTCTATGGTTCGCAAGAATGGCAAGTTCCTCGATGAAGAATTTGCTGAGTGGTCTATTAAGCACAATATTCAATGGTCTGATTCTAATCTCTTTATTGATGATAATGTTTCTAGTCTTTCTAATTGTTGTCGTCTTAAAAGTAATATTCGTGATCTCGGCTATTTTAATTCTATTGGAGGAACAGCATTAAAGGTTGGTTCCGTTAAAGTTAACACAATTAATTTAGCAAGATTAGCTTTAGATACAGAAACAAAAGAGGAATATCTTGAAGAGCTTAAAGTAAGAGCTTTGGTCGTTATTCGTTCACTTCATGTTGTTCGTCATATTATTAAAAGAAATGTCGAAAAAGGATTACTTCCAAATTTCTCTTATGGACTTATAGACTTTGAACATCTCTATAATACAATTGGTTTTATCGGTATTTATGAAACAATGAAAAAATTTGGCTGTACATATTAGGATAAACTTGGTAACACTTATTATACCTAGGAGGCGGCAGATTTTGGAGAGAAAATTTTTAAGACTATCCGTTAGGTTGCAGACGATTTCCTTAAAGAAAATGATTATAATTATATGATTAATACAGAGCAAATCCCTGGTGAAAATGCTGCAGCAAAACTTATGAAAAAAGATTAGTTCTTTTATCCAGATGCTGATATTTATGATTTACCACTTTATGGTAATCAATTTATGCCTCTCGGTATTAAATCTACTTTACAAGAGAGAGTTCGTGTTTAGGCTATGTTTGATGGATTCTGTAATGGTGGTTCAATTCTTCATGCTAATATTGATGCCCCCTTTAAGAATTATGAAACAGCAAGAAAAATGGTAGAATATATTGCTGACCAGGGTGTTACTTACTTTGCTTTTAATACAAAGATATAGGCTTGTGAAGAAAATCACGCATTTTATGGAACAACTTGTCCTATCTGTGGTAAACCTATTGATACAGAATATACACGTATTGTCGGTTTTATTACCGCTGTTAAGACATGGACTAAACCACGTAAAGGCGAATACAAAATGAGAAAATGGGAGCCAGTTAATAATGATCCTATTATCGCCTAATGATATTGAAAAATTAAAAGAAATAAATAAAAAATTGCAAGGATTAAGATTAAATGGTGGACCAATTGATGATATTGGTCCACTTAATATCAATATAGAAGAAAATTCATTAGAAACATTAGAAAAGATTAAAGAAGAAATTGCTAATTGTTGCGGAATATCTTTTTTAGAAAAGGAGAAAAAAGATTAATGAGACAAATAATTGATTTAACTGGAAGGCATTTTGGTTATTTAACTGTTTTATCAATTGCACCAAGAGATAAAAACAATAAAATCCGATGGCATTGTAGATGTATTTGTGGTAAAGAATTAGATATTTTAGGAAGTACTCTTAGAAATGGAAAAGTTAGTTGTGGCTGCATGAAAAAAACCACCGTAAAAGATTTAAAAGGACAAACTTTTTCAAATTTATATGTAATTGAACGTGCCGGCTCAGATAATTCAAAGAAAGCCCTGTGGAAATGTTGTTGCACCTGTGGGGAAATTACCATAGTAAGAGGCTCTGATTTATTACAGAATAAAGTTAAAAGCTGTGGTTGTATAAAAACAGAAACTTTAAAAACAAATTTAATAGATCAACGTTTTGGAAAACTGCAAGTTCTTTCAGAAACATCCTAGAGAATCAATGGTAGTATTGCGTGGTTATGTAAATGCGATTGTGGAAAAGAAATTTTGGTTTCTACTAATCATTTAAAAACAGGTAATACTTAGTCTTGTGGATGCCTAGTTTCTAAAGGAGAAAATAAAATAGAAGAAATATTAAATAATAATGACATTATATTTATAAAGCAATATAAATTCAATAATTTATTAGGAAAAAATAAGGTCCCGTTAAGATTTGATTTTGCATTATTTAAAAACAATTAGCTTTTTGCCTTAATTGAATTTCAAGGAATATAGCATTATAATAATATTTATAATTTATCAGAAGAAGATTGGGCTTATTCGTTATCCCGCGATGAACAAAAGAGAGATTATTGTAAGAAAAATAGAATCAAATTGATTGAGATAAGATATGATGATAATATTCAAAAGAAAATGGAGGAAGTAATATGCGAGTTAAAGATATAATAGATCTTGATTTTATTAATTATAAAAAACCTTCGATGTTTATAGGATTTAGCAATTGTTCATTTAAATGCGATAAAGAGTACGGCAAGCCTATTTGTCAGAACTCTTCTCTCGCCGCCGCGCCAACAATTGATATTAGTAATAAAGAAATAATTGAACGATATATTAATAATCCAATTACTGAAGCGATAGTATGCGGGGGACTTGAACCATTCGATGATTTTAACGAGATTTATTCGTTTATTATGGATTTTCGAGATTATAGCGAAGATGATATTGTCATTTATACAGGTTATTATCCTAAGGAAATTCTCTCTTATCTCGGGAAAATAGCTGTTTTTAAAAATATTATTATTAAATTTGGTCGCTTTATTCCAAATAAGCCTCATAAATTTGATGATATACTTGGAGTAGAATTAGCTTCAGACAATTAGTTCGCAAAAAGATTGGAGGACATAAATGATATCTGAAGAAAAACAAGATAAGTTTGATGAAGTGGTAGAACTTCTAAGGAAAGAGTATGATGCAAGTAGCCCAATAGTTAATGGAATTATTGAAATGGTTATGGTTGATGTTTTTAAAGATTATCCTACAGACCATCTTGGTACTTTTGCTGAATTTAAACATATAGATGAGTTTAACGCGCTGTTATTGTCAGATAATGTAATTAATCGGTCAAGTTGTGGGCGGTCAACTTATGATATACAAGAAGTAATTAAAAAAGACAAGGAGGAAGAAAATGTATAGTAAAGATATGTTAGACGCATATGGATATAAAGAAGTTCCAGATATTTATTTATGCGATGAGAATGGAGAGATTTTATATTTTACGGATGCTACTAAAACTATGATTTTATCATAGTCTAATAATAAAAATTGGCGAGGTCGTTTTTCTACCGCCATAGGTAATCTTGAGAATTGGCTTAAAATTTCAGCTGATTCCGATATTAAAACAATTTATTTTAGAACTTATAAAAGGTCTAAAGACACTGGCGAAGATGTTCCTTATGGAATATTAATTAATGAGCCAATTTTCCATGATTTTAGCTTAATATTTAGACCAGATATAGACCCATTTGATTTTCCAATAAAGTTTGATTTTAAGATAGATAACTTAAGAGTTGTGAAAGGAGATGACTGTCCAGATGTAATAAGGTCTTGGAGTGAAAATGGTGAATTAAATATTAGTTATATAAAACCTAAACGCACATTCGACGACATTAGAAAAGAAGAAATAATTAAGAAGGTTCAGGAGCTGAAAACAAAAAGGCATAATTGGGAGAAAGGCCTATGAAAATAAAAGTAAATGAAGAAGATATTGTTCTTGTTGGTGAAATTCGCGCCGCGCTAAGAAAAAATAAAGAATTATATGGTAAAAATTATTGCCCCTGCGTACCTTCTTTTAAATATTGTACTCAAAATGAGTAGGATTATGTATGTCCTTGTAAAGATTTCCGTGAGAATGTAAAAGCAGGAGAAACTTGTCATTGTGGTCTTTATATTAAAGAGGAAGAATGATGTCTTTTTGGGTAGGATGCGCTATTTTTATAGTCGGTTTCGGATTTGGACTTTGTTGCCAAGATGATTTCTCTGGAAAGAAGAAAAAACCTTGGGAGGACAAAGACGAATAAGGAGGAAATTAAATGATATACGGTTTAGACGTTCATAGATTAAATGTCATATATAAAAACATAGATGAATTGATAGAAGAGTACGGTGTGGAAGAAGTCGAATCGGTTTTAAATGAATATATTCAGAAGAAAAAGCCGAAAGTCTGTGATAGCTGTATATGCAAAACCTGTTCTATTGCTGAAGTAAATGGCGGTGCTCTTGGCTGCGGAGATTGTTATAAATGCTCTAATAGTGGAAACTACGAGTATCATTGTAATAATTGTAGTGAGTATTATAATACAGATGAGCCGAAAGGTATGAGTATTGGATATATTTGCCGCAAGAAAATGGAGGAAGAAAATGAAAACAATAGTATCGGGAAATAAAGATGCCTTAAAAGAATATAAATATTTTGAATGTAAAAGATGTGGTTGGGCAGGCAAAGCAGATAAGACTGAATATACTTATTGCGGAGATTAGCGAGAAGGAGATAATTGGAAAGTTAAATGCCCTTGCTGCGCCGGCGCAGCGCATTTTGTAGAAGGTGTGAGATTACAGTTTTTAAGAACTTTAGAATAGAAAAATGACATAAATTATTGGGAAAATGGATAAGTCAAGATTTAATATCTTGACTTTTTTCGTTATTTATGTTATAATTATATAGAAAATGAAATAAAAGGAGGAATTAAATGGCAATTGATAATTATGGAATAGACGATATTAAGCACCTAGAAACCAGAGAAGCCATTAGAACTCGTATACAGATGTATCTCGGCTCCGATGATACAGATGGTATTTATCAAGCATTAAAAGAGATTATCAATAACTCCACTGACGAAGCTCTCGCAGGCTATGGTAATAACATCCAAATTATTCTTAATGAGGAAACTAATACTATTACAGTTATTGACTTTGGACGTGGTGTTCCTTTTGGTATTAAAGATGGCAGAAATATTCTCGTTGCAATTTATACTGAAAGTCATACTGGTGGTAAGTTTGATAAAAATGCATATAAGAATAGTTCAGGCCTTAACGGTATTGGTGGTACGGCAGTTTGTATGTCAAGTTCTGCATTTACAGTAACCTCATGTAGAAATGGTAAAATTGCTACTGCGGAGTTTAAAGAAGGTAATTTAATAAACTATAAGGAAGAAAAATCAACTCTTGCTCAAAGTGGCACAACAGTAACATTTAGTCCTGACAAAGAAGTGTTTAGAAATATGACAGAAGGATTTAGTTATGAAAGAATTTGTTCTGAAATAAAGAATATCTCTTACCTCAATAAGGGAGTTCACTTTTTTGTCTCAACAGTAAGCGGAAAGAAAACAGAATTTTATTCTGAAAATGGTATTGCAGACTTTATTCGTGACCATGTAGATTCTCCACTTATGAAGGCTCCTATTATTGCTACTGCAAAAGACGAGACAGATGAGCTTGAAATTGCATTTATGTGGACTGGTGATGCCACACAGGAATATGTATTCGTAAATGGATTATATTGTCCTTTTGGCGGCACCCCAATAACTGGTGCAAAGACAAAAATAACAACAAAGATAAAATCATTAGCTGGTGAAGCTTTTGACCCGGAACTGATTCGTAAAGGACTTGTTTATGCAATTAATTGTAAGGTGGCAAATCCTTCTTTTGCTAATCAGACAAAATCAAAGATAAACAATCCGAACTTACGTACACTTGCCTCCCAGGCATTTGACGAAGCACTTGAAGAATTCTCGCACACACCCGATTTTCCTGTTATTATTGAAATGATAAAGAAGTATCAGAAAGCAGAAAAGGCGGCGGACAAGGCTCGTAAAGAAGCATTAACTCGCCAGAAGAAATATCAGGACCTTTCTAAGAAAAAGATAGAGTTCATTGATAAGCTTTCAGATGCAGAAAAACTCGGACAAGATTCAGTCCTTTGTGTCGTAGAAGGAGATTCTGCTGGTAATGCCGCCGCAGCAGGACGTGATACTAAAAAATATGGTATCTTAAGACTTCGTGGTAAAATGATTAACGGACTTAAAGAAGACGATGATAAGAAGTTTTATGATAATAAAGAGATAGAACTTCTCATTTATGCACTTGGTATAAGCCCCGATCGTTATGACCCAAGTAAATTACGCTATGGAAAAATAGCAATTTGTGTCGACGCGGATAAGTAACATTGTCCAAAAATGCTTTAATCCTTGTCAGGATGGTCTACATATAATTGTAGGCTAACGGTATCAGAAAAATAAGACCGCCTATTGAAACCACAAGAGATAATAGGCATCTCCAAGGACGAATAATCTGACTAAGAAACCCTAAACCTGAAATATGGTGAGATAAAGGGAATACCGTGCTAATCGTAAATTATTCCTCTTTTTAGAGGTGATTAATATTTTCAAAGTATATTGTATAACCAATTTAATTAATAATCATAAATATATAGGAATAACCTCTCGTTCATTAAAAATAAGATTTTCAGAGCATTGCTGTCATCCTTGTACTTTAATTTATGATGCAGTTAAAAAATATGGCAAAGAAAATTTTATAATAGAATTAATTGAGGATAATATTCCTGATGACTTAATAGATGAAAAAGAAAGATATTATATTAATAAATATAATACTCTAAAACCCAATGGATACAATTTATCAACTGGTGGAATTAGTAATAAAGATGTTAATGAAGAGACACGATAGCATCTCAAAGAAATTAATCAAGGTATTAATAATCCTCGTTGTAATAAATATATCTTACAATATGATTTAAATAATAATTTTATTGCGAGATATGGTTCAGCGAGAGAAGCTGGACGCGCATTGGGTAATGAAAATAAATATAGAGCAATTTTAAATTGCTTGAATAAAAAAACAAGAACTTCACAAGGTTATATTTGGAAATATGAGGAATAATTAAGCGAAGGGTGTATCGACTATCTCCGTGAAGGAGAGTACTGGTGCTATTGACACACACTGGGAAAGAGCATTCTCTCTAATGAGAGTAAAATATAGTCAGGGCCAGCTCGAAAGACTGGAATTACTGGATGATGGATATCATATTGCACTTCTTATTCTTGCTAACTTACAGAGAATATGTCCTCAATTCCTTAGAGAAAATAGAATATATTGGCTTCGTTCTCCATTGTTTATTGAACAAGACAAGAACGGTAAGCCACTTAGATGTTGGTATACAAACGAGGAATTTAATGCAGTTCGTGGTCTTAAAAAAGATAATATTAAAAGAGTAAAAGGACTTGGACAGCTTAATGACCGTGATCTTAAAGCAACGATGTTTTCAGACCAGAATCAAAAGATGGATCAGATTATCTTTTCTGAAGAGGGCATCCATCAATTATGTCAGCTTATGGGACCAGATATTAAACCGCGTAAAGAGTTTGTTTTCTCACGGATAGATTTTTCAAAATTTGCAGTATAAAGAATTGACTTTTTAGTCTTATTATGTTATAATAATATAAAAGGAGTGAGAAAATGGAAATAAATCTTTTAGATATTGTTGATGAAAGTTTCCGTATTTATGCGGGAATGACAATTGAAGATAGAGCTATCGTTGACGCACGCGACGGGTTAAAGCCCGCCGCTCGTCAGTGTATGTATGCTCAATATATTGAAAAAATAACATATAAGAAACCTTTTAAGAAATCTGCTAAATCGGTTGCTGCGGCACTTGACCATTTTTATGTTCATGGAGATGCCGCCTGCTATGACCTTCTTGTTAGAATGGCGCAGCCATTTAGTATGAGATATTTAATAGAAGATTTCGATGGACAGTGCGGCCACGCGACCGATGGTAAGGCTTCTGCCGCACGTTATACAGAAATGAGATTAGGTGAGTTAGGTTGTACTTTCTTTGACGGTATTGAAAAACATAGTATTAATGAATGGTGTAATAACTATGAT